TTGAGAAGCTTCTACTTTTTTCTTTACATTAGCCTTTTGTTTCTTTTCTTGCACAGCTTTTGTTAGCGTAGGTGCAGGATCAGCTTTTGGCTCATCTGAAACTTGTAATAATTCTGGTTTTTTAGACAATAAAGTAACCTCAGTAGCTTTTGCTAACGAATCAGCTGCGCCATACCCTTGGTATATAAAAGCATCACGTAGTTCCATAACTTCTTGAGTTAATTTTTCGTCAAAAGATTTACTTTTTTCGTCAAAAATAGGAAAAACTTCCATTATTTCGTTAGCTTTTTGTTGTAACTCATGTTGTTCTCTATCTTGTTGAACGGTTTGACCCATTTTGCTTTGCATTTCAGACATGAGTTGGTCTCTTTCAGCTGTTCTTATTTCATTTCTAAGAATAGCTGCTTTTTCAACCTCGCCATCGAGCACTAACTCTTGGTATTCCTTCTCTTTAGCAACAAAATCAAACTCTGGAAGTTTGTTTTCTTCTGAAGTTTCTTGTTTTTCTATATCTTGAAGTTTTTTCTGCATTTCTTTGTTCTTTGCAAGAACTTCATCAAGCCTAGACTTAGGAACCATTGGCGCTTTCGGCTCTTCTTCTACAGTTTCTTCTACTTCAGCAGCTTCTGGAGCAGGCTCTACCTCATCTTCCTCCACTGATTCCACAGGTTGTTCATCATCTGCTGATAATTCTTCCGTAGGCTCTTCTTCTGTTGTAGCTTCTGGTTCTTCAACTGCAACTTCTTCCTCTTCTGTCTCAGCAACTTCTTCTGTTGCTTCCTCAGTGCTAGCTTCCTCTTCGGTTTGTTCATCTTGAGTCTCCTCTTCTTCTTTTTCTTCTTCTTGAAAGTTCATATCAACTTGAAAAGGCGCTACGTCCTCTTCGGTTTTTGCATCTGCTCCTGGCATTCCATCGAATACTAGGTCTTCAGTTTCAGTTGTATTATCTTTTTTAGCCACGGTTATTACCTCCTCTTGGTTTCATAGCTTCAACAGCAATCTTAGATGCTGCTTGGGTTTCTGTCTGTCCTTTCCTCATGTCATTAGTTAATGCTGATAACTGTTGACGTAAGGCAAGTTCCTGTTGCTTCATTTGCATTTTACTTTGAATCTCAGCCGCTTTTAACTGTGGATCAGCTGCGGATTCTTGTGCCTTAGCTGCATTAAGTTGTGATTGAGATTGTAAGTTCTGTACTTCAGCTTCCATCTTCGCAAGTTCAAGCTGTACTTTCTTGATTTCAGCTTCAGCTTGGAATTGTTGTATTGCTGCTTGTTCTTCAGATGGTGGTTCCATACCCTGCATGATACGTATTCTCTGTGCGAGTTCAGCTTTCTTAGCCATGTGTGAGTATTCTACAATTAAATCATCTGGTATTGGTACACCAACTTGTCTAAGTTGTATTGCTTCAGCAAACTGCACCTCATCAAAGTTATCTCTAGTAGGCATAGTACCCACAACTACATCATACTCACCAAGAGTTAAATCATTTATTATCTCTCCCTCTGGAGTTGTTTGGTTTACTACCAATGGTATACCAGGCTTCATCGGGTCAGACTCATCAGTAATCTGAATAAGTCTTTCTTCTGTGTAGTACTGCTGTACTAAACGTAAGATATGTTCTGCTAAATATTGTCTAGTTTTTTGTAAATTATCTAGTGGTACTTGAATCATCAAGATACCTCTATTTTGTTTTGCTTGAATAGCTATACCAGATACTTCTGGACTATCTGTACCTAACATAGCATCACTAATACCACTAATCTGTTTAATGTTAAGTGCGGCTTTTTGACTAATTCTATCTAGGCCGGTGGGAATCTGATTCGGTGGTATTTTCGCTGGGGGGGAGGATCCGCGATTATACTCTAGTACCAAACCAGTTTCCGCACCGTGTTCTTCTAGATCATCAGCGGTCATACCGTTTAACGATCCAGTTTCTACAATCCAACCACTGTTGGCTGTAGTATTTACTATGTGAAGTTCCTGTGAACTTATCTTGTTAAGTTGCTCTTGGGGGGATATTAAGTTCCTAACCATACCGAAAGGTCTACCCCTTCTCCAGTATGGAAAGTAAGGAACAATAGTAAAACACTCATAAGGGGACCAGTCATCATGTAACACAACTGAATCCGCAGTTACTGTCCAACGCACTTTACGCATTGGTTTATCTAAAATATCTAAACCATAATCATCAGCAAACTTCTGCATTTTACGTTTACCCCAAGTAGTTGGAACTGGACGCATATCACCAGTAACTCTATCTACGTAAAACATACAATCTTTCAATTGATAATATTGTCTTTCAATAACTCTAACTGATCTTAATGATCTATTTTCTTCTGGGTTAGTCGTGGCTGATTGATTGTATTCAACACCTGTATAAGTATCTCCGTATCTAGTTTCTTCATACTCAACAGAATCTTGGCCCATACTTGCGCCATACTCTACCGAAGTTCTAAGTTGGTCTGCTTTTTCTTGACCATACTGTTCTTCTATTTGATCAATACTCATCCATTTAGTTTCGAATATTTCATTCCAAGTTTTAGGGTCATACTCTTTTGCATCTGGGTCGATGAGGATATCTAGTGGGTCTTTAGTAGTTATCCTCACCTCACCTTGAATGTGGTCATCAAAATCTACACGCACATCAAAGTAACCTCGGTCTTGGATCAAGCCATCTGCAAATACTTGCGACTCTAACCAATGTAATTTGTTGTTATCTGATATTTGTAAATATAATTTAGTGAGTACGTCTGCTATATCTTGGTTGCCATTACCCCTAGGTTTAAAACTAACGTCTGCTCTTCTTGTGCTTTGTTCACCAAGTACGGTGTTAACGGTGGGGAGTATAGTGTTGATGGTCAACGCGGGACGTCCTTCATCATCTAGCACTGCTACATCTGCCGGATCCCATTGGTTACCTCTGTAAAAAGCATCACACTTTTTAGCGGTATCAATATATTCGAGATGTCCATTATCACGGGCACGCTCGTAACGTTCGAATTGATTCTGAGCTATTAGATGCTCTTCTTCTTTTGAAAGTTTTTTCTTTTTCTTACTGTAATTCATTAAGAACTCATAGCACTTTTACGCTTTTCCCCTTTAGTCAGATATTTTAGTTTATCTCGCCAAGAAGGTACATGCTCAATTTTTTCTACATACGTAGCGAACTCCGTCATCATTAACCCGATCCATGCTAATGCATCTACTTGGTCATCGTGAGCTCCGTTCGGAAAACGCAAAAGTTCTGCAATCAGAGGTCCGACCCAAACTGGATCTTTCGGAAAGTATACCATGCCTTGTTGCATTCGTCCCTGTATTGCACGAGCCCTTGCTTCTTTGTCTCTACGTCCTACTTTTAAGTCTTTGAAGTACGCTTCGTTGAGTCCACGTTCGCGTACACGTTTTTGTAGAAACGGGCCTAATGCCATTTCGATATGACCCTTCTCAATACCCACAACATGTGGTTGCCATTCTTCATACAGATCCAGTATCCGTTCTACCAACTCGAAACCATCATACTTACCGCGGACACAATCTACAACGTAGAGGTTATCGTACTCATCGACACCAACAACGACACCGACCGAGTAGTCATTACGCTCCCTTTGCCCGATCGCTAAATCCCACGCGCAGTAGTAACGTAGTCGATCAAAGTCAATATCCATCTCATCATAGTAACGCACCATTTCTCGATTAAAATATTCACCTTCATCGGATACTGGATTCTGTTGATACAAGGCTGACCAGTCTCGCGGCCCGATTGCTTTTTGAATCTGGGTTAACGCTTCTTGACTGTATCGCTCTGGGTGAAGCGCTTCGCCTTCGTCTCTAAACTTCTCGTCTTGTTCTGCCAGAGCCGGATACTTGACTACTTCCCACTGATCCGCACCGCCTGCTGCCGCTTGTAGTAATCTACCTGCTAAATCGTCATCATGCCATCTTGTTAAAATTACGAGTACACCGCCCCCTGGAGCCAGACGTGTATAAGCAGTTGATGTATACCAGTCCCACACAGCATCACGGTTATATTCTGATTCGGCATCTTCTCTGTTTTTTACTGGGTCATCGATGACGAGCACGTGCGCTCCTTTACCAGTAATACCACCACCAACACCCGCTGCTACATAACCACCGCCCTTGGTTGTATTCCATGATTCTACGGACTGCGAACTAGGGTCTAACGATACCCCATTGAAAACATTCTTAAAATTAGGTTCTCTTAATTGATGACGAACCTTTCGACTAAAAGCCATGGCCAACGATCCAGAGTAAGAACAACTAATAAACTCATGTTCAGGGTTCTTGCCCAAATGCCAAGCTGGAAACGCAACAGATGCCAAAGTAGATTTACC